CAAAAGTTGCTGATAATGAACCCGTGGTTAATGGTGACGCAGGTTTGGGTAAGGTAATGTCAACCCAAAACTCTAGTATTACTTCAGGGGTACTTTTAGGTGAATCTCTAATAAACAAAATTTGCACTGGAGCGTCAGGAACACAGGTGTCTACTCAAGCTTTAAAATCCTATTCTTTAAGTGCTTCGGGGCAGTTTGGTACTGCTTCTTGGGCGCACCCTATACATCATCCTTTAACACTTACAGGAAATTTTGGGAGTAATAACGTTTCGTATAAAGCTTTGGATTACCAAGTTGAAGATAATCAACAAGTGTCAATAAATTATGCGTATGAAGAACTTATCTATGATGGGGGTTGGGGTGATAATGGTAGATTGTCTATTATAAATGGACAAACAACCAACACGGATGATAACGGCAACACTGTCCTAATTGGTACTGCAACATTGGCACTTCCGTATGGTTGGGTCAAAAACAACACTTAACTTTAACAACTTAATGGGGGCAGCAATGCCCCTACGGAGATAAAATGTACGAAACAATAAATGATGTACCTGAAGTTGTTAAAGACTTCTATTTTGAAGAAACGGTTAATGAGCTATCGGGTGAGATGCTTGAAGAGACTTATGAAGTTGAAGGTTATGACAAAGAAACATTCGAGCCAACGGGTGAAACTGAAACACGTACTCGTCAAGTTCCTGAGTATCTTGAAGTAACCTATGTGCGTCAAATAACTCAACCTGAACTAAAAGAGTTGTCGGATTTAGAACGATTAATTAATTTAAATAAACCTCAAGCTGTTCTTGATATGTTTGCTGACATGGTTGCTGAAGGTTACCAGTGGAGATGGTTTGATACTTATGTTGAGTACCAAGCTAAACTTGCTAAATATGTAGAGGCTCAAGAAGCATTTGAACCTGTAACAGATGAAGAGGGTTTTGTTACTCAGTTTACAGAAGTTGAACCTATTGAACCAATACGCCCAATTATTCAAACAGGGGCAGATGTATTAGAACCATACTTACGACAATTATTTAAAAAAAGTCGTACAAAGTTAGTAAACAAAATTACCGTTGAAGTTAACGGTATGGTCTTTGATGGTGATGAATCTGCACAAGATCGTATGGCTCGCGCTGTTTTAGTTTTAGATGAAGACGAAACTACTTTGTGGGTACTTGCTAATAACGAACCTGTAAGGGTTAGTAAGTTTCAATTATTAACTGCATTAAAACTAGCAGGACAAGCACAAACTGATTTATGGACATAAATACAAATTTAATAGGTGGTAAAATGAAAAAATATTTAAGTAAAATTAAAAACTATATTTTGACTAATCTTTCCTTGCTTAGTCATGTTTTAAATGGACTTACAGGAGGGTGTAGGTTTTACACTTTTTCAGCCCGAACACATTATTGCGCACAGGTGCTACAGTTAAAGGGTTGGAAGTATATTGAGAAAGCAATTGATATGTTGTTTTTCTGGGAAACAGATCACTGTAAAACAGAGTATGCAGTAGAAAAACATAATAGGTGGGCACCTTTTTAAGGTGAATGGGGTAAGGGCAAAACTAAAGGTTAATGTTAACCAGAAGTTAATGTTATTTAAAGCGTTTCTTGTTTGATAAATACGTCAATGTTAGTATCTATGTTCTTTGTGTTTATTTTTCGGGTTGATGTTTACTTATGGATTGTCCTTACGTAGTTAGAATTGAAAAGTTAGAAAAGTGGCGAGAAGAACATTCTTTGAACTACGTTAACGACCGTTTAGAGAATAAACACTTTATGGAATCATTAGTCGAAGCAATAGCAGCAAACACTGCATCACATAAACAACTTGCTGAAGAAGCTCGTGGGATTATGCAACTACACCGAGATGCTGTAGGGTTATTTCGTATAGTAAAAGTTTTACAAAATTTTGCTGTAGCGGTTACCAAATGGGGATTAATTGCAACGGTAGTCGTTTACTTTGTTGATTTTATAAAAGCAAACATGCCTAATATTTTTTAGTAACTATTTTAAAAAGGTTTTAATATGAGTTTAGGTGATAAACAAAAAAAGTTTACTAGGTTAATTTCTAATTTATTAGATTTTATACATGCACGGGGGTATGAAATTACCTTTGGTGACGCATTTAGAGATCCAAGAATTCACGGACATATTGGAAAAAAGAAAGCTTACGGACATCGCAATTCCTGCCACAAAATTAGATTAGCATTAGATTTAAACTTATTTAAAGATGGTGTTTACTTAACTACTGATAAAGATCATGAACCATTTGGATTATACTGGGAATCGTTAGACCCTGATTGTAGATGGGGTGGTAGATTTAATGATGGTAACCATTATTCTTTAGAACATAATGGAAGCAAATAATGATCAAGCACATTGGAAAACAACCTTTACATACTTCTTTAAAACAATACAGGATACTAGCAATAGGTAGTGTTTGTTTTTTAGGTTACATGTTACTTAAAGTTTGGGATTTCTATGAAAATAATCATACTACTTTAAGTGTAGAAAGTGTTGCAGGTTTTTTTGCGTTTGTAGCTGCGTTGTTAGGTGCGTTTGTAAAGTGTATTAACAACACTCAGGTTAAACAAGAAGATTAAGGAAAGTTTATGTTACTAGATATACTTGGTTCAGCTGGTTTTGGTTCAGCTTTAGGAGGTATCTTTGGATACCTTTCAAAACGTGAAGAAAGAGCTAGCATACAAATGACTTTAAACCATGAACTGGATATGGTTGCAGCAAAGACTGATGCAGCACTCCAAATGGCTGAGATGGGAATTGAAACAGCTCGTGTTGCGGGTGAGCTAGTAGTTGAAAAATTAGAAGCTAAAGCTTTTCAGTTAAGTCAGACAACTACAAGTAAGTTTGCAGAACACCTCAAAGCTCTTATACGCCCCGCTATACTAGGTATATTAATGTATCAGACCTACACTATACTTATTGCTTTAGAAACACTTACAGGAGGTTTAACAGCCTTTAGTTCAGATGAACTATTAGGTTTATACCGAATTGTAGTATTATCTACAACAGGTTTAACTTCCACTGCAGTTGGTTGGTACTTTGCCTCAAGAACAAGTAAACAATTTGATACTCTAGTACGTAACTCTAAATAATTTAACAGGCTTTTAAATGATAACTATTACAGGTACATTAGTCGATCCTATGCAGGGTGTAATTCCTTTAGCTAGTATAAGACTTACCGCTTTAAGTACAACAGGTGAAATCTTAAATCAAATGGATGCAACTCATACTTCCGATGAAGCTGGGTTATATACTTTTCCACTGGAAAATGGACGGTATCTTTTAGAAGTTTTATATACAGATGAATTTCATATTTCAGGTACAGTATTAGTAGATTCGAGTACTCCTTCTAATATTAGTATTCAAGAATTAATTAGATACGCTTCTCCAGTTGTAGTAACTATTTCTAGTGAGTTACCTACTGTATGGGAAACACTTTTTAACCAAACAATTAATAGTGATGAGTGGAACTTTGTAGATGAGCACCAAGTAAGTTTAGATGGTGTTTACTCAAATGAACAAAAAACTATACATAAGAATTCAGAACAGTATTTGGCAGCAGAAAACTTTTCTCTTAGCACTGGTTTAAGTAATCAGTCTACCCAGTTACTCAGTTATTCTGACAATAGTGCCAACTATGCTTTAGGCAATACTCAAGAATTTACAACTCCTATTTTAAATGGAGTAACTACTTTTGGGATATTTCAAAGTTCAAACGGACAGGAAAAAGCAACTCAATCCACATCTTTCACTGGTTCAGTGGGTTCAGTAATAAACGACTTAACTCTTACCGATATTGACGTTACACATTCTAGTATTAGCCTCCTAGGTAGTGCTGAGAGCACCGAAACTTTAAAACTTGAGCAAACGTACACACCTGAAGGTGGGGCAGCTCAAAGTGCCTCTGTAACAGCTTCAAATAAAAGTTATAAAGCAGGCGAAGGTATTCACGAAGGTGAGGTTTACACTAAAGAAGAAATTAAGTATGTAGATGCTAATGATTTAGTTGACGCTTTATTTGAAAAGGGAATACGACTTAAATATAGTAAAAATGGCAATCCCATTGAAGGTTTTCAAAAGTTATTTGCAGACAGCACAGGAATTAATTTAACTACTCAAGTAGATAAAAGTATTATCCAAGGTAGAGATGGAGTTCCCCTTGTAGAATTTGACACAGAAGCAAATGAAGTAAACCTGTTTGGTAATTTAACTGTAAATAACCCACAAGATTTTAAAGGTGCCGATGGTAGCACGTTATCTTGGCAATATGAATACTCAACTGACAAAGGTTTAAATAACCCTTGGCATGTAGTCTATGTTGAAGGAGATATTTGGAGAAAAGACAGTCAAGTTACACTTTATGCAGATAATACCAGTGAACTTACTGGCGTAATTCAATATGTCAAACTTGCAGCACAAGATGGTTTAGTAGGTGATACTTATTATTTACAGACTCAATATGCTAGTGAACAAGATTTAGTTAATAATATTTGGCGAAGTGTTTATGCTGTTAATGATGTATGGAGAAGACAGCGGGAAGTACTTAACGAAACAGGTATTGGAGACTGGCGTGAACCAGAAAGAATTAGAGGAAGTGATGGGCAGGATGGTTGGATACCTGAGTTTGAAGTTTACTATGGTTCAGATGGTACTGCTGCGTTTAATGCAGTAACTCCTAGTGTTGTGGATTGGCATAAAAATTTAGTAAATGATGATGTTTACAAGTATGAAAGAACTGTTTGGTGGTATAACCAAGCAGCTTATCAAGCTGCACGTAATACTGATTTAGGTATTGATTGGGACTTAGCTGTAACTGGAACATACACTACTACTCCTTGGGTAGGGGCAACTAAAATTAAACCTGAACTAGGTATAGATTATGGTGATAAATCTTTTCCATTATTTTTGTACACTAGGTCAGCAACTAACCCAACCGATAGTACAGTTGGTAATTGGAGTTATAATTTTGTTACTAAAACTGCAACAAATATTTCAGGTAATACTGCAGGATGGAGTCAACAATTACCTCCTGAGTCAAATTTACCTTTATGGTTAGCTTCGGGTATTGCTTTTTCTAAACTGGATATTGATCCAAGTATTGATAATTGGGATGTAGACTTATTAAATAAAAATGGTGTTAAGTTTGCTACTGCGTATCTTTACCAAGTTACTGGTTCAAATGTTAACAGTGTAAGTTTACCTGCAGAAACACTTACTTTTGAGTTTGCCACTCAAAAAATTACTGCAACTTCTAGTGGAAACTGGCAAACAACTCGCCCAAGTAGTACTGGAGAGGGGAACAAGTTGTGGATAACTGTTGCACCTGTAACTTCTTCAGCTGAAGTTCTTACAGAAAATATTGTTGTAAATGATTGGGAAGATGCTGTAGTAGCAAGTGTTAACGGAACTGATGGTGTATCTTTTTTTACACTAATAAGTTCTGCTCCAGCATACGGAGTTGTTAGCCAGAATACATTTAAGAAAACACATGTGGGGACAAACACAGCTTGGAATGCAGGAGCTTACTCTGCCGAGTCTTATTCTGGTGGTTGTTTTTCTACAGCTGTATTTTCAGAAGCCACAGGTACTGAAGGATTAATGTTTGGTATTTCAAATGATATAGGAACTTCACCTCATTACAGTACGATAGATTATGCCATTTTAGGTCGTAATAATTTATTATATATCTATGAAGAGGGAGTATTTACCTTGGATACAGGGGTTTCTTATGCTCCTTCGGATATTTTAACAGTTGTAAATGATACTAAAGAAGTAACTTACCTTAAAAATGGGACAGTGTTTTACACTTCAAATAATGTTCCTAGTGGTGCGTATAGATTTGATTGTACAGCTGATTATCCAGATATAAGTATAACTGGAATAGCTTTTGGGCCTTCAGGTGCATCAGGTACTAATGGTGAGTTTGGTTCAGGTAGTTACATTATTATTGTTCCAAATACAACATCTGAAAATTCAATTGCTACTAAGTCTAATTCAATTAAAACAAGTGATTTTGTATCTGCTGTAAGTAAACAACCTCAAAACAAAGATGTATTGAGTTATGTAAATGATTCTGCCTCAGATGAAACTTTAAGATTTCGTTTAGATTACCTGTACAACGGTACAACGTGGGAAAACTTTATTGACGTTGTAAACGGAAACCAGATAGTTCACGGTACAATTGTAGCTGAAGCTTTAGTTACAGAAACTATTACAACAGATAAGTTAGCTGCAAATGTAATAACCACGGAAAAAATTGTTGCAAACGTAGGACTTCGTTCACCTAAAATTGAGTATGTAGGTAGTTCTCACATGCGTATTTCAGCAGCAGATGGGTTTGGTTCATCAGGTCAATTTATTGAGTGGTTTGGTGAAAGGCATTTAGTGGGGGATCCTGCAGACAATATAATTAACTACACAAATGTAACTAAATCTAATGCTATTACGTATCTTACAACAGATGGTGATGCTTATTTTGGTGGCACGATAATCAGTGGCGCGTTACAAACTTCTAAAGCAACTTCAGATCTTGCAGACACTGCGAATGTAGATATCTCGATAGGTTCGAATGAAGGTTTAATTGCTGTTAACTACTCTGTAAGTCTTAATTCACGATATAATAACCCTTATGGTTCTTCTGAATTAACCACCCAAGACATACCTGTACCTGAGTGTATTGTTGTGTTTCAACAATATTTGGGGGGTGTATGGGTTGATAAAGCAAGTAGATCACTATTAGGTGAAAGAGGGGTTTACTACAGTACATACGAACCAGAAGGCGAAGGTAGATGGATTAACTCAGGATATCAATCATTAAATCGTGGTTTCACATTTTACGACAGCGACTATTCAAGTGATATTAGAGCGTACAGATTATTAATGACATCACGCACTAACTTTATGCAAGGGACTAACTGGACACCGAGTCAACGACTATCGTTAACTTCAAGTGAAGGTTAGTTAAAAAGTTAAGGTAATATAAAGCACTAGGATACGTATTGACTAGATGTTAGTATGTATCCTATTTGTGCTCAGAAGGATTTAAAATGATACAAGTTACAGGGACACTAGTTGACCCTTCTAATACAGAAGTAGCAAGTACTGTAAGAATAACTGCAAATGACAGTACAGTTACTTTTATAGGTGGAACTGCTAAAGTTGAAATAGGCATTGATGGTTTATATAACTTTAACTTAGTGGAAGGTACTTTTACTATTGAGTTAAAAATTAATGATGAGTACACTCAACCTGTATTGGTGCTTGTAAACTCTGAGACTAGTTTAGTTGTATCAATACCTGAACTACTAGTTAATTACGCAGTTTAATATATTTAATATTTGGTAGTGAGAAACTTACACATGAATGAAAACACAAATAGTGACGACAGCGAAGAACTTGCAATTCCTGAAGGGCACGCTCCAGAAGGTTGGGTAAATCTCCCTAACATTGCTGACCTTAAACAAAATTTCCAAGATGCTAAACCTTACCATGACGCTCAGATGATTAAGCGTACAGACAGTTTAGACCATTTAAATATTACTGGTTCAGCTATACTTAAAAAGAAAAAAGGTAAAAGTGCTGTACAACCTAAGCTCATACGTAAACATGCTGAGTGGCGCTATGCAGCAATTTCAGAAGCTTTTCTTTCAACTCCTGACATGTTTACTTTGCACCCTAGAACACACGAAGATAAGCTCTCTGCGCAGCAGAATAGTACACTTTTAAATTACCAGTGGAATAACCAAATAGACAAAGTTGCTTTTGTAGATGAGTTCTCCCGTACAGGTATTGATGAAGGTACTGTTTTTTTACGTATAAGTTGGGAAAGTGAAGAAAAAGAAGTTACAAAAGAAGTACCTATTTATGAGTACTATCCTGCTACACAGCAAGGACAAGTAGAAGAGTTACAAAAAGCAGCTATGGTTCAACAACAAGACCCGTATGCATTTAAAGCTCATGTACCAGAACATATTCAGAAAGCATTATCGTTAACAACTCAACAAGGTCAACCTATTTATCCTGTGTTACAAGAAATGCAAGAAGTTACCGAAACAGTTTTAATTAAAAATCAACCTACGATAGAAGTATGTAATTCTAACAATCTTGTAATTGATCCAAGTTGTGAAGGTAACATGGAGAAAGCAGGTTTTGCTATTTATTCTTTTGAGACTTCTAAAGGAGCACTTGCTAAAGAACCTGATAGATATTTTAACCTTGATAAAATTAACGTAGATACCTCTAGTTTATTAAACGCACCTGACCATGAAATATCTGGTGATAGTGCTTTTAATTTTAAAGATGATCCTCGTGCAAAATTTGTTGCATATGAATACTGGGGATATTGGGATATGGAAGAAACAGGGGTACCTGTTCCTTTTGTAGCTACTTGGGTTAATTCTGTTATGGTTCGGTTTGAAGAAAACCCATACCCTGATAAATGTATCCCATTTGTAGATACTCAATATCTTCCTGTACGTAAAAGTTTGTATGGTGAACCAGATGGTGCTTTACTTAAGGACAACCAAGCTATTATTGGTGCTGTTTACCGTGGAGCTATTGATACTATGGCACGAAGTGCTGTAGGTCAAAAAGGTATGAGACAGGATGCACTAGATGTTGTAAACAAAAGAAAGTACGCTCAAGGTGAAGACTATGAGTTTAATCCTATGGTTGATCCTAGACAGGCTATGGTTGAACATACTTACCCTGAAATACCTAACAGTGTAAGTTTAATGATTGGCTTGCAAAATAATGAAGCTGAAAGTCTTACAGGTGTTAAACCTTATTCAGGTGGTATGAGTGGTGATGCGTTAGGCGCAACAGCTACAGGTATTCGTGGAGTACTTGATGCGGCTACTAAACGTGAAACTGGAATACTTCGTAGATACGCTAGGGCTATGGAAAAAGTAGCTAAAAAGATTGTGGCAATGAATGGTGCTTTTCTTTCTGATGAAGAGATCATTCGTGTAACTGATGAAGACTTTGTAACTATTCGTAGAGAAGATTTAGAGGGTAACTATGATATTGAAGTTAGTATTTCAACTGCTGAAGCAGATGATACAAAAGCACAAGAATTAGCATTTATGTTACAGACTATGGGTAACACTTTACCTATGGAGATGTCACAGATAGTGTTAGGTGATATTGCTCGTTTACGTAAAATGCCTAACTTGGCAAAACGTATTGAAGAATTTAAACCTGCTCCAGACCCTGTACAAGAGCAGCTACAACAGTTAGAGTTAGCAAAGTTACAACTTGAACTGGCTGAATTACAAGCTAAAACTCAGAAATTACAAACTGCAGCTCAACTTGATATGGCTAAGGCTAATGAAGCAGGAGCAAAAGCAGGTAATACTGCATCCGATACGGATCAGAAGAATTTGGATTTCCTTGAGCAAAACTCAGGAACCAAGCACGCAAGAGAGATGCAACAGAATCAAGCCCAAGCTAAAGGTAATATGGCATTGGAAATTCTTAAAGCAGATCTTAATAAAGATACACCCATTAACTAAAGTCTCTATATGAGGAAACTTAAAATGATTGAACAAGACCAAGAAGTACAAACACGTAATTTAAACGCAGAGATCGAACAAGCTAAAAAAGCTATAGCAATGCGAGATGCATTGGTTCGGTTGGAAAGTCAGCCTGATTTTAAAACTGTAATTGAAACAGGATTTTTTAAAGATTTTTCAAATAACTTAGTTATGCAGCGTGGTATGCCTGAAATGAGAGGCGTTCCTGAAATTATGGAAGCAAATACACGTAAGATTGATTCGATAGGTGAACTCAATCATTATTTTCGTGGTGTAAAAGCTATGGGTGCTCAATCAGAAAATAGTTTAATAGCTGCCCGAGAGTTAGAAAGTAGTCTTGATTTATACGAGGATTAAATTATGTCTGATCTTTTAAATATGAGTGATAAAGACTTTTTAAACCAAGGTGAGTCTTTAATGGGTGGGGATGATGTAGATATTCCCCAAGAAGATAATTTAGATACTTTACCAGAGGGTACTAGCGAAGAAGCTACCGATATAGTAGACTCTGGTTTAGAAGATGAGTCAGAGGAGCCTTCAGAAGACCCTGTGGAAACAGAAGAAGAACCTCTTGACCAATTACCTTCCGAAGAAGAAACTCTTGAAGAGGAAGCTTCTGAGGAGGTATCAGAACCTTCAGATTTAGAAAAAGTCTTGCAACCTTTCCGTGCAAATGGTAAAGATGTGCAAGTGAAGAACGCAGATGAGGCAATAACTCTTATGCAGCTTGGTGCTAATTACACTAAGAAGATGCAAGAGCTGTCTCCAAACTTGAAAGTTCTTAAAACTTTAGAGAAGCATGAACTTCTCGATGAAACTAAGTTAAACTACTTAATTGATTTAAGTAAAAACGATCCAAAAGCCATAGCTAAGTTAATTAAAGATTCTAACTATGAGCCAGAAGGTTTTGATAATGAAGAAGACAATGTAGAGTATACCCCTACAAATCACCAAGTTAGCGAACAAGCCGTACAACTTGAGCAGGTACTCGAAAGTTTAGAGAGTACACCTACTTATGATAAATGTATAGACCTTGTAGGCAACCAATGGGATGCGAAGAGTAAACAGCTACTTACACAAGAACCAGAACTAATACGTAACCTTAACGAACAAATGCAAGCTGGCATCTTCGATAAAGTAAACGCAGAAGTTGAACGTGTTAAAATGTTCGGTGGTTTAAGTGGTGTGTCAGACTTTGAAGCTTATAAAACAGTTGGAGCACAGATGATGCAAGCAGGGACTTTAACCCCCCCACAAGCAAAACCTGTAGCAAGAACTGAAATTAAGCCTTTAGATAATGCTCTCTCTAAAAAGAGAAAAGCTGCTACTTCTTCAAGAAGTTCATCCAAAACAATAGCTAAACCAAAAAATAGTTATCTTGCTATGGATGATGCTGAGTTCTTGAAGATAAATAACATCCAAATATAAGGTATACAACTATGTCAACAAATTATAATGATCCAGCTGGCGGAACTCCTGCAACAATTGATCAAGGTACTGGTCGTCAGATTAATACTGAATACCACCACAAAATGTCTTTAATTGAAGCTGCTAAAGAAGTTTACTTCGGTCAGTTATCTTCAGCTAAAAATATGCCTAAGCACTATGGTAAAAAGATTTCAATGTACCATTACTTACCTATTCTTGACGATGCCAACGTTAACGATCAAGGTATTGATGCTTCAGGTGCAACTATTTCTGATGGTAACCTTTATGGTTCAAGTAAAGACGTTACTACTGTAAATGGTAAGATCCCACTTTTAGGTGAAACTGGTGGACGTAATAACCGTGTAGGTTCTTCACGTAAAGTTATTGAAGGTGAGATTACCAAAGTTGGTTTCTTCACTGAATTTTCTCGTGATGCACTAGACTTCGATACTGATAACGAATTATATGGTCATTTATCTCGTGAGATGATTATGGCTGCTAATGAGTTACAAGAAGACTTATTGCAAATGGATCTACTAAATGGTGCAGGTGTTGTTAAGTATTCAGGTACTGCTACTTCAGATGCAACTATTTCTGGTGAAGCTTCAGGTATTACTGAAGTAAGCTATGATGACATGCAGCGTTTAGCTATTGATTTGTTTAACAACCGTACACCTAAGAAAACTAATGTTATTGTTGGTTCTCGTTTAGTTGATACTCATGTTGTTGCTTCAGGCTTGTACATGTATGTTGGTTCTGAAATGGTTCCTACTTTAAGCCGTATGACAGATCACCACGGTAATGCTGCATTTGTTGGTGTTGAGCATTATGCACATTCAGGTGTTTCAGGTGTTAATTCTATCAATGGTGAAATTGGTAAGTGTGGTGATTTCCGCATTATCCAAGTTCCTGAAATGATGAAGTGGTCTGGTGCAGGTGAAACTGCAACTGGTAGTAATGCTGGTTATCAAGTTACTGGTTCTAAGTACGATGTATTCCCAATGTTAGTTGTTGGTGATCAATCGTTTGCTACTATTGGTTTCCAAACTGATGGTAAGTCTACTAAGTTCAAGATTAAGCATTCATTTCCAGGTGATAACATTTCTTACAGTTCTGCTGATCCATTTGGTGAGATTGGTTTTATGTCTATTAAATTCTGGTATGGTACTTTGGTTATGCGTCCTGAACGCTTAGCTGTAATTAAGACTGTAGCACGTAGCTAAAAGATATAAAGTAATGTAAGCTAAGGGAGAAGTTAACGCTTCTCCCTTTTAATTTAAACAGTATCCAAGGACTCTAACCATGACAGATACAATTGAACAACCAACAGAACTACAAGTACTAAAAGAACGTGCAGATGATATGGGTATTAAATATAGCCCAAATATTGGTGTAAAATCTTTACGTGAAAAAGTGAATGGAATACTTGCTCCTGCAACTCCTAAAGTGGAGTCAACGTTAACTAAAAATAGTTCGCTGATTCGAGAAGCAACAAAGCTTATTCGTGTGAGAGTAACAAACTTAAACCCAAACAAAAAACATTCTGAAGGTGAATGGTTCCGTACTGGTAATAGTGTAATTAGTACTATTACACGGTTCATTCCTTTTGAAAGTGAAACTCATGTTGAACATATGCTACTTAACTTAATTAAGTCTCGTGAGTATGCAATTGTCCAAGAAAAGAAGAATTTTGACGGTAAACTAGTGCCCGTGCGTAATATGCGTAAAGAATTCCAGTTAGAGATATTACCTGCTTTGACCCAGAAAGAGTTAGATCAATTAGCGTCTGATCAAAGTAAACGACAGTCTGTTTAGTTTTTCAGTTAAATCAGTATATACTAGGGAGCATTAGCTCCCTTTTTTTATATTTACAGGATGATATTTATGACAACTACATATACTGCTGAACAGTTAACTACTTTGTCTAGCCAGTTACTCACACATATTGAAACGCACCTTAGTGCTCAATTTGATAAAGGTCGTATACAGGGAACTGATTATGCTCAGGTATACATTGCAGCTGTCCAATCAAGTATGGCTCAAGCTCAAAGTTTTTTATTAGGTAAAGATATTTCTGCAGGTCAAGTAGATTTACTTGTCGAGCAAAAGCTACAAGCAGAAGAACAATTAATTATCATGAAAGAACGTCATGGTATAAATCGTATTGCACAGTACACATAAGAGGAAAATATAATGTCTATAAGTCAAAGAACACTTACTTCAGGTGAGATAGCGGGTAATGGTATTTTCGATGAACTCATGAGAACTGTTAAAGCTCATGTACACCTCGAATTAAGCGAAGGTCGTATTACTGAGCAAGCATACTCACAAGTGTATTTAGGTGCCTTACAGAACGTATTACAGGTAGCTACACAGTACTCGTTACAGTTTGAAACTACCAATAAACAGCTGTTATTGATGGACGAACAAATTGCACAGGCAGTTCTTCAAAAAGAACTTTTAGTTACACAAAAAAGTCAAGCTGCAGTCGATCTTACAATGACTGAGTTTAACCGTGATTTTATGCAGCCAAAGCAATACTACATGCTTGTAAACCAGACAGCTCAAATATCTGCTCAAACAGTTTTAGTTAATGAACAGGTACAACAAGCAGCTGCGCAACGTGCTTTAGTAGGCAAACAAGAAGATTTAGTTGATGAACAAATTG